TGCGTGGCTACAGCAGCAAGATTAATAATGTTTCCAGTACTGTTCTTCAGATTGCTGGCTCTGACGCTCGTGGGCGTGGTAGCGAAGGTGTTGTTAAAACACATAAATATGATATTAGCAGCATTGCATACAACACTGGCTTTGCCACAAAAGGTGGAAATGCGGGTGATGTGTCCAACTTCGTTCAATCTGACGGAAGTACGGCGGCAACTGACGACGCTCTAGAATCCAGCAGGGCTATCCCCGGCGAACTGGTATTCATGCACGGAGCAAGGGTTCCGACTCAGGCAGATTACTCAGCAAAAACTGGCGGTTAATACACAACATTTTAAGGTAGGTGATAAAAATGTCTACAACAACTATTTCTGGAAGCACTACTAGAAATAACGGTGCAACGGTTCTTAATGGTGGCAACATCGACAGCACTAACGCCGTTACAAATTCTGATACTCTAATGGATGTTCTTCACAAGGCTGGAGCTTATGCCGGTAGAGTTCTTGCAAGCACGGGAACCAAATGGAAGCCCGGCATCACTACAAGCAAGGGTTCTGGAGCGTTGGCTTATCAACCCGGTGCGGGCGACCCGCAGTTCCTAATTCGCACTGTGGCGAGCAAGGTCAACAATGTCAGCAATACCGTTCTTCAGAGCGGCGCATCTGACAAGGCTGGCCGTCGCGCTATCAATCCAATAGTCAAAACCCACGACTACAACATCACCTCTATTAATTACGTGACTGGTATTGCAACCAAGCATGGAAGCGCAGGGGCTGTAAAAAACTTTGTCCAAAGCGACGGTTCAACCGCTGCTTCAGACGATGCCGCAAATCCCACACGGGCCATTCCCGGTGAATTGGTTTACATGTATGGCGCATTGACTCCTAAGCAGGATGATTATAAAGCCAAAACTGGTGGCTAAAATTTACGTCCAATTTCATGGAGGGGGTTGGCTGACACACAGAACAGTCGGCCCCCTTCTTTATTTGAAAGGCATCCACCTATGGAATCAGATATCTTTTCAATTCCTGTGTTAGCTGCAATCGTGGCAATTGTTCTGGGTTTGGGGAAGGTCATTGAAGTTCTAATTTTAAAAGCGATTCCGAAGAAGTCAGTTTTAATGGACGATGAAAGAGACTGGATGCAGCATACTTACAAGGTAGTATCCCGGCAAGATTCTGATGGTACTCCGCTAGTCTACGTACCTAGAAGCTGGGCAGAAACTCAAAAAGATATGCAGCAGATAATGATACAAATTGTAAACGACCAAAGAAGAATAGCGGATATTCTAGACAGAATAGATAAGAAACTAGAAAGTGACAAATGATATTAATCCCTTACGAGCAGGCTAGGCCACAGATTAAAGAAGCTGACGTGCTACTGTTTCGTGGTGAGGGACTAATGTCTTGGATGATTAAAAGATATGGCGGTGGAGCACATAGTCACGCGGCTATGGCCCACTGGGACGATGATGATTTGCAGTGTATTGAATTTAGAGAATTCAAAGGTGGACGGGCCGTCGCCATGAAGAGTCAGGTCGAAACCCATCCAAACAACATTGACGTATTTCGTGCGGCTGACTTGATTAGAATTGGCGGAAGGAAATATAATCTTGATTATGGTGAAAACAGTGTTGCCGAACGAATCGCAGACACGATGAAAGACATCACCGGTCTTGATTATGGTTGGAAGAATTTTTGGAAACTTGCTAAGCATTACGCGCCATTTTTTAGGCTAGCCGAACAAAACATGAAAGACGAAGAACCAAACGAAGTTTTTGTTTGCAGTACGGCTGTTACCTACGCCTATAGAAAGAACTATCTTGACCCGACTCCATACTTGGCAGATTCCGCAACTACCCCCGCTGACCTAGCTAGGTCGGCGCTATTTTCATACCAGTTTACTATACAAAAAGACTGGTAATTTATAATAATCAGGACTTTGTAACAAGGACTTTCTGACGGTTAATGCCCCATGGAAAGGTCCAACATAATGAAAAAATTACTATTTGCTATCGCCCTTACTCTGGGGTGCATGATAAACACGGCAGATGCTCAGCCATTAACAATGGATGAAGCTCTAGACGCTGTGTGTAGAGTAAATACAAACGGTGCTCGCGGAAGTGGAACCGTATTCCAAGAAGATGAAGATAAATACTACGTACTGACCAACGGTCATGTAATTGAAAGGGCTAAGAGAGGCCACCTAGAGTTCTTTCAAGATGGCTACAAGTCTGCTATGATTCCTTTTAAAACTGAATACGTAGCTTACGAAGAAGGCACTGCTCTTGACCTAGCTATAGTCTCAGTAAAAAAGAAATATTTTGGCCGATATCCCCCCAGAGTAATCCCCCTAGCCCCCAAGGGCACGAAAATTGGGGCGAATGACCTTGTTATGGCTGGCGGGTGTCCTTCTGCCCAATGGGCTTGCGCTTGGAAGGGCAGAGTTCTTAGTAACACAGGAGCCGTTGTTAGCTTTAATGCGGCTCCTATCGGTGGACAATCTGGTAGCGGTGTTCTCATTCTTGTTAAAGATGACAAGAACGAACTTCAAACCCGCCTTGGAATCCTTCTTGCTTGGAGGGTAGGTGATGGGGCTTGGACAGATGACGGAGAAGACGACTATGGCGCTGGTCTATCCCTAAAGCAGATATATGATATAATGGAGGGCAATGGCAGAGGCTATCCCATTGAGACCTCTTATGGCTTAGTGCATGAAAAGGAAAAAGCAAAAAATACTAAGTCCGCAGAAGAAAGATTGGGTAAAGTCTGCCCGCACTGTGGTCATAAAATTAAAGACCATGTGGTTATTCCCTATAAGGGAGGTCTCAGGAAGACCGTCAAGGGCGAGTTTATGTTTTGCCCTGAACTGAAGATGAGCGATGGTAGCGTTGCAGATACGGCAAAATATTATGGAGGCATAAGAGTTGGTGAGTTATACGAAGGAAACGGCCTGTTTCCTTGGTGTCCTTGGGATAGATGCCCTCCTCCCAATCAACCACCTGTGTTACCTCCCTCCAACCCAAACCCACCAGACGGTGGCGGCGGTTTTAATGGCTGGCCCGGTAGACCAGACCCCGGTGGTCCTGTAGACCCTCCTGTGGACTTTGAGAAGGAGCGACAGGAGTACCTCGACAAGATTACCGAGCTTCAAGAAAAGCTGACTAATTTAGAAGGTCTTTCTGAAAGTCTCAAGGCAGAATTGTCTGGAGTTAGTGGGAATCTGTCAGGTGCTAATAACGAAATCAATGGACTGAAAGATATGCTTGGTGCTGTTGAGGGTCAGAAACTAACCCTTAAGTCTAGAATCGATGAACTTTTGGGCTTTGTTAGCGACAAAGATAAGTTGATAGATGAATTGAAAGAAGGGGGTCTGCATTATCTAGATGGAGCTACTGGTGGTAATGGCAATACTGTTGAAAATGTAAGCTTTACCCTTGGCGGTATGAGCTTGGGAATGCTGGCGTTAAAATACGGAGTTCCGTTGTTACTTAACAGAAGGCGAAGAAAAAAGAAAAAGGGTGAAGATAATGAAGATTTAGATAGAGAAGAAGGGTATGATAATAGGGGGCCTTCACATCCTCCAAGCTTGGACAGTGGTACAAAAGAGCACGTTCATCGACATGAGCATATTCATAAGCATAAGCACGAAAATGAATATATAATGTCTCCTAATGAATGCCCTCAACCACAAACAAGCAATGAAATTGACGGTTCGCAGACAGGACAAGCTGGACCCAATTCTGGATTCGCTGGATATGGGATGCCTGTAAACGTGGCAACTCCGTATTATCAACACCCACAACCGGTTCATGGACTACCCCCAGAGTTTATTAACATACCGTTTAGCACTAGAAAAGCGCTAACATCAGAGCAGATTATGACGGTTATTGGCGAACTGACTAATGAGTATAGAGATGACCAAACCATGACAATGGGGCAGCTTGATATACTTATCCGTCAGCGACTAAAAGAAAAATTTAACGTAGAATAAGGAGTTCCTTAAATGTCAGATAATTTAATCATCCCTACCCACGATGCAATTCTCCCTTACATGTTTAAGGGTGTAAAGTGGGCTATCCCCAATGTAGGGGACAACAAAGAAACCATGAACCTCGCCTTAGCTCGCCTGTTTGAAAAGGTTGGCGAACACCTACAGGCATTTTCGGTTCGTACCGACTGTTTCGTTCCCGGCCCTCCGACGCTTGGCGCGGTGAAGCATCATCACAACATGTTTGTCCGTTTGTGCAATCTGATTGACACAAACACCAAGAGAGACAACATGGAAAGACTTGAAGCTCATCACATCAGTCACGAGAGACGGGCCTTTAAGCTTTATCCAATTCGTTACTTCGATGTGAAGAACGACTACTGCCGTAGATGGATTGAGCTATGTCTTCAGGGTCTCAGCAATATTGCCCAGCTAAGTGAAAACACTTGGGGCAACGATTGGTCAGAACCTACGGCTCAGGAAATGAAGAAGCTCTTCCGCGAAGGCTACAGGCTTATGTGCGTAGAGCTATTCAGAGTTCCTGTCGCAACAGCCGAGAAGGTCTTTACCGAGGGAGAAGACGGCTTCTTCTTGACCGCCGAAGACTTCAGTGTTTATGACGTTAGTCATATTCCCACCATTGAATGGATTAAGCATCCAGCCCTTGGTAGTGAATTTACTGAAGACGAACTTCGTCCGATTGCAACCAATAATGTTCCGGTTGCTCCCGGCGTAGAAGACAACGACCCCAATTCACCTAACCGCGTACTCGAAAGAGAGTTGCAGGGTAATGGTGGAGAGGTTATTGAGTAGACAACTTTTTTTGGATGGCCCCGCTTTGGGGCCATCTTTTTATACCTACAGGAAGGATTCTCTTATGAAATTTCTAATCGCTTTAATGGCCGCTGCCGTTTTGTCCCTGCCCGCACATATTTCAGCAGAAAATAAGTCTGTGAAAGAGGTCTCTCGGCTTTTACAAGAGGTCTCTGTGACAGTTAAGAGCGGGGGCGGTGAGGGTTCTGGAGTAATTATTACACGAACTATTCCCCTTACCACGAACCCCACAGGCAAACCGCTAACAGCGAAGGTAAATTTTATCTGGACGGCAGCACATGTAATCGACAATTTAAGGTCTGTTAGAACAGTAATCAAGAATGGTAGAACAACCAAGATTGTTGAATTTAAGGATGCTCAAATCGTTCAGGAGCTAGTCGAAGATGGCCGTCGCGTTGGCGAGGTCAAGATGGAAGCCAAGGTTATTAAATATAGCGACTCTGAAAACGGAGAAGACCTAGCTCTTCTGATGGTTAGGAAGAAGGGCTTTATTGACCAATCTGTAACTTTCTATAATGATACGGGTAAGCCGGTATCTATTGGTACTGAGTTATATCACGTTGGAAGTTTACTCGGACAAACTGGCTCGAATAGCCTGACGAGGGGTATAATATCTCAGATAGGAAGAGTTCTTGACTTGGGTACTGGTGATGGTGTAGTCTTTGACCAAACGACTGTCACAGCATTTCCGGGTTCCAGTGGAGGCGGTGTTTTTCTGTCGGAGAGGTCGGGAAAGAATGCAGGACAGTATGTTGGAATGCTGGTCAGAGGCGCTGGAGAGACTTTCAATCTTATAGTACCCGTCAGACGCATCAGGGAATATGCAAAGAAGGAGGGAATTCTATGGGCGGTTGACGAAATGGCGCCTACCCCTACGTTAAAGGAGGTTCTGTCTTTACCGATAGAAGGAGGGGGGGCCAAGCCAAGTGAAGGAACCAAGCTCACAAAGGATTCTGTGAAGTTTCCAACACTGATAGAATATAATTCTCAAAGAGGTAACAACGATGCTAAACATAAGTAAACTATCTGGTCTATTCTCATCACGCAGATTCTGGGTCGCTATTGGTGGCGTTGTGTTTGTGGTATTCGACGCCCTTGGCACTGGTATTTCACCCGAACAAGTTAATCACGTAGTCCTATTGGGCGGTGCTTGGATTGTCGGGGACAGCCTAAGAGCATCATAGGTTAAGGAATGAAGATTATCTGTACCACCGTGGTTAGGGCTGCTGAACATGGTTCTAGCCACGGTGGGCTTTATGTTGTCGACGTAGAAGAAGAGAGCGTAATTCATCACGCCCCCTACGACGAGCATTTCGTCAATGACAACGAGCGAGGTGGCGAGCGTGGCCTTAGAGGAATATGCGTCCTCGACGATAGAATCATCGTTGCCAGCGCCACTAGCCTCATCGAGCTAGACAAAGAAACTTTCGAAGTAGTCAGAAAGCTTGAAGACCGCGAGGCTTTTCGTTCAATTCACGAAATATGCTTTTTCGCAGGTTCTATTTGGGTCACCTCCAC